TGTTTTAATGGTTAGTCCTGATTATTCTGCAACAGTAGCTATGCACCTTGCTCATAATCTAAGCAAAGACGGTGAGATGTGTGATATACTTCCTATACATGTTCCTTATCCAGATGAGGATGATTATATTTATGTAAGAAAAGCAGACCAAGATATAGATAACTGGTTTAAGTTTTCAGAAGATAATTATGAATATTATCTTTTAGTAGAGGGAGGGGTTATCCGTGGAGGTAACTATACATGGCTTACTAAGTTATTTAAAAACAAGGTGGCAGGTGAAATAATTACATGTTCCTTATATGAGAATAAAGGAAGTAGATTTCAAAGTGATGTTGTAGGCCAATACTATGATGACACTAAACAAGACCTCACTTTCTATTTTGAAAGAGAAAATAAACATTGGAACTAATGGTAAGATTATTTGATATACAGAATGGTAAACTTGTTCCTAGTGAACATTGTTACACATTAAAGTTTTTAAAAGATATAATGGATGAGTATGGTGATGAATCTGTAAAGGTTTATACATATTTGTTCTATATGACTTGTCCTAACCCAGATTTGAATCCTTTCTTTGATGTACCGGAAACAGACAAAGAAGAGATTATTGTAACAGAGGTGGACGGAGAATTTTCTACAGAAGATGATCTTATAGTGAATGCACTTAAAATGTGTAAGAAATTATATGAGACTCCTACATATAGAGCATACCAGGGTATTAAGATAGCACTAGATAATATGGCTGGGTTTATGGCTACAGAAAAAGTGACATCTGGTAGAGATGGATCTGCTACAGCTATTCTTAGAATAGCAGAAAGATTTGATGCTGTTAGACAAAGCTTTAAGGGGGTCTACAGGGATTTATTAGAAGAGCAACAATCACAAGTTAGAGGAGGTCAGAATCTAGCTTATGATCAATAAAGATAATGTTCCCTAAGTACACGGGATCGTAGTTCCTCTAAGGCTTATTTATTAAATAGGCACACTACAAGAGCTAGATCGTAAGCTAGATGGTTTGGTAACTTTTCCACTGACGTAATAAGTTACAACATTGTAGAGTGGCGAAATTGGGTTGTCTCAGTTATGACCCTGGCATACGCACCCACCTGTCTCGTGGGCGGTGACAAAGAAATAGATTGATGATATGGGGTAGACCACCAGCTTGCAAGCGTACTGTCATCAATTGAATCTCACCTTGGTGGTTCGAGTCCATCCTCTACAGCATATTAGGTTGACTGGAATGTATCCTTTAACTGTAGAAAGGGCGGATACCTAGAGGTTAGAAATGCCAGTCGTAAAAGCAGATGTCCACGCACCCATCTTCTGCTTTCCTAAAAATATTAAACTATAAAACTATGGCACAAGACGTTTACACAGATTATGAAATTAAAGAGTTTGCAGCAATTACCCCTCTATCAGATACTGATGGTTTTATGCATGATTGGGTTTTTCATTTTAATCCTTACAATAAACTATGGAATGCTATTCCGAGAGATTTGTATACCAAGTATTGGGATAATTGTGAACTGGATGGCGTATTACGTAGTAAAGATTTTAACACTCTTTTGCACTTATTACATAAATCTAAAGGTGATGTAAATGAGATTCGTAATATAACCACTGTTGTTAATACTAAATAATGTTTAAAGAAATACCTACATACGAGAATGGCGTATGGGATGTAACTACATTCTATACAATGGAAGAGTTTAGGGACTTTCTTTTATCTATGTTTAAAGAGCCGGGTAAGTATAATTTTAATGAAACTAGTAAGATTTTTAATGAAGAAGGACGTAAGTTTCAAAAACAAGGATACTACTGTGCAGCACCAATAAAGAGTAAAGACTTTATTACATACTGGAACGATCAAAAGAATAAATGTCGTAACGGTGTAATTATTAAAGATGCTGGCAATTCTTGGTTTGTAAGTAGAGACTATTACATGTGGTTAAACTTTCTTCCTATCTATGATAAAGAAGAAAAGAGGTTTGACTTTGCTAAGGTGAGAGATGCACAGTATCATATGGCTCTATACGAGCATTTAGCTGAATTACATTATAAGCATGCTATCATTCTAAAGAAGCGTCAGATAGCATCCTCATATTTTCATATGGCTAAGCTAATCAACCAGTATTGGTTTGAAGAAGGAGCTGTATTAAAGATAGGAGCTAGTCTAAAGGATTACATTAATGAGAAAGGTTCATGGAAGTTTCTTGGTGAATACAAGAACTTTTTAAATGAACACACTGCATGGTATAGACCAGCAGAGCCAGACAAGGTGGGAGCTTGGCAGCAACAGATTAAAGTGAGAATGGGTGGTCGTGACACTTATAGAGGTTTGAAATCCACGATCAACCTATACTCCTTTGAGAAAGATCCGACACACGGTGTCGGTGGACCTGTCACCTATTTCTTTCATGAGGAAGCCGGTATTGCTCCAAAGATGGACGATACTTACGGGTTTATGAAACCAGCATTGAAGTCTGGTCACATGATTACGGGCCAGTTTATTGCAGCTGGATCTGTCGGTGATTTAGACCAGTGCGAGCCTATGAAAGAATACATCATGCATCCAGAAGAAAATGGATTTTATGCTGTAGAGTCTAATCTCATTGATAAAGATGGTACAATAGGAAAAACAGGTTTGTTTATTCCTGAACAATGGTCTATGCCTCCATACATAGATCAATGGGGTAACTCTAAAGTGGAAGAAGCTTTAGAAGCATTAGAGAAAGAGTTTGATAAGATGAAGAAGGACTTAGATCCGGCAGCTTATCAGTTGACAGTATCTCAGCAACCTCGTTGTATAGAAGAAGCATTTGCAACACGTAAGGTGAGCGTGTTTCCTCCACACTTAGTTGCTAAACAAATGCAACGTATACAAGATAAAGAATATCCCACTGAATATTTAGAACTATCTCGTAATGCTGAGGGTAAGATTGTAGACAAACCTTCTAGAAAGATTCCTATCATGGACTTTCCTGTATCTAAGAAGACAGAAGATAAAGAAGGAGTGTTATGTATTTACGAAAGACCTCATAAAGATCCTACATTTGGGATGTACTATGCTTCTGTAGACCCCGTTAGTGAAGGAAAGACCACTACATCTGATTCACTATGTTCTATATACGTATATAAGAATCCAGTGGAGGTTATAAAGGATGATGGTAACGGATCTGTAAAGAATGAGATAGAACGTGACATGATTGTAGCATCATGGTGTGGACGTTTTGATGATCTTAATAAAACTCATGAAAGACTTGAGCTTCTTATAGAATGGTATAATGCCTGGACTATTGTAGAAAATAACGTAGCTTTGTTTATTCAGTACATGATTTCAAAAAGAAAGCAGAAGTACTTAGTTCCAAAAGATATGATCTTATTTTTAAAAGATATTGGTGCCAATAGAAATGTATTCCAAGAATATGGTTGGAAAAACGTAGGTACATTATTCAAAGGAAATGTACTATCTTATGGTATAGAGTTTACAAAAGAAGAGCTAGACTATGAGACTAAAGAAAATGGTGACATTGTAAAGACAATATATGGTGTTGAACGTATTCCTGATATTATGCTTCTAAAAGAGATGCAAGCATACAGAGATGGTCTAAACGTAGATAGATTAGTAGCTTTTTGTGCTCTTATAGCCTTTGCAAAGGTGCAACAGAGTAACAGAGGATTGACTAAACGTGTAGAAGTTACAAAAGAAAACTTGGATAACTCCCAGAAATTTAGTAAATTAAATTGGAGCCCCTTTAGACATATAGGTGGCTCTAAAGGTAATGGAGTTAATTCAAAAAGCCCACGTAATCCCTTTAAAAATATGAGATAATTATGGAAAATCAAGAACTTCATGCTCAAAAAGTAACTATTCTTTCTAGATTAATTAAAGAAAACTACCTAACCCTTGAGGAAGCTTTGCTTCTTTTAAAGGATGAAGAGCCAAAACAACCGATGGATAAACCAGTACAATACTTAACTAGTAGTGGTACGGCTATTTTTCCTAATACAGGTAGTTCAATTACTAGAGGTATTAACTATCCTTCGTTTATCTCTACAACTGGCACATCTTTTACTAATACAGCTGTAGATAATTCAGCAGACTTAAATACTTAACTATCATGCAGATATATAATGCTCTAGATCTTAAATCTGGGAAAAAGGCGGATTATAACAAAATGGGTACACTTACCCAGCCTGTCCAGTTTATATCTGAAAAGGAAAAAGACGAAGAGTGGAGATCTTGGAACCTAGATTGGCTAGAGTTTCAAGGAATGAAACAGCTTAGACGTAATGCTCGTAGGCTGATGAAGAACTACAAGCTTGCCAAAGGTATCATTGATAAGGCTGATTATATTGTAGAAGAGGATAATGAGATGGCAGATCTTATTGACACACTTACAAAAGAAGATGAATCTGCTTTAGAACTTAAGTTTTATCCTATTATTCCTAACGTAATTAACGTATTATGTAATGAGTTTTCCAAAAGAAGCTCACGTATTATGTTTAAAGCTATGGATGACATCTCTCATAACGAGATGATGGAAGAAAAGCGTGGTATGGTGGAGAAAGTCTTGCTTGAAGATGCTGAAAGGAAGATGATGATGGAGATGATGGCTATGGGTATTGAGCTTGACTCTGAAGAAATGCAGAAAGCATTAGCTCCAGAAAGCTTACAACAACTTCCTGAGATTGAAGGATTCTTCCGTAAAGACTACAAGTCTATGATTGAGCAATGGGCTAGTCATCAGATGTCTGTAGACGAGGAAAGATTTAAACTACAAGAATTAGAAGAGCGTGGATTTAAAGACATGCTTATTACAGATAGAGAGTTCTGGCATTTTAAAATGAATGAAGATGACTATGAACTAGAACTTTGGAACCCACTTTTAACTTTTTATCATAAGTCTCCAGATGTTAGATACATCTCCCAAGGTAATTGGGTCGGTAAGATGGATATGATGTCCGTATCGGACGTTATTGATAAGTATGGATGGATGATGAACGAGGAACAAATGGAGTCCTTAGAAGCCATCTATCCGGTCCGTTCAGCAGGCTATGCTGTACAGGGTTACCAGAATGATGGTACTTATTATGATCCTACTAAATCTCATGATTGGAATACAGAAATGCCATCATTGGGGTATAGACAATATGCTTCTTTATACGACACTAAGTTTGGTACAGGAGATATTGTAGAATGGATCTTATCAGACTCAGAAGACACTGTAGATTTTGGTAAAACCCATCTATTACGTGTTTCTACTATTTATTGGAAGAGTCAACGTAAGATAGGTCACTTAACTAAGATTACAGAAGAAGGAGAAATTATACAGGATATCATCACTGAAGAATATAAAGTGACAGATAAGCCTTTGTATAATACATCTATATACAAACAAAAGTCCAAAGATAACTTAATCTTTGGTGAACATATTGACTGGATTTGGATTAATGAAACATGGGGAGGAGTAAAGATTGGTCCTAATAGACCAGCGTTTTGGGGTATGAATAACCCAGGTGGGATCAATCCAATTTATTTGGGACTGAATGGTGGCAAACCAGGAAGAGTTCCGTTCCAGTTTAAAGGAGATGCAACACTATATGGTTGTAAACTACCAGTGGAAGGTTCTGTGTTCGGTGATCGTAATACCCGCAGTATTTCATTGGTAGATCTTATGAAACCATACCAGATAGGCTATAACATTGTAAATAACCAAATAGCAGACATCTTGGTTGATGAGCTTGGTACGGTTATTATGTTGGACCAGAACTCTTTGCCTCGTCACTCCATGGGAGAAGATTGGGGTAAAAATAATCTGGCCAAAGCCTATGTGGCTATGAAAAACTTCCAGATGTTGCCTTTAGATACGTCTATTACAAACACTGAGAATGCTCTTAACTTCCAACACTATCAAGTGTTGAACCTAGAACAAACTAACCGTTTACTTTCTCGTGTAAACTTAGCAAGTTATTTCAAGAACCAAGCTTTTGAGGTGATTGGTCTTAACCCACAACGTATGGGTCAGGCTATTGCTCAGCAAACAGCTACAGGTATTGAACAAGCAATGTCTGCTTCTTATGCACAGACAGAGCAGTATTTTATACAACACTCTGATAACCTAATGCCAAGAGTTCACCAAATGAGAACTGACTTGGCTCAGTATTATCATTCTAACAAACCTAGTGTACGTCTTCAGTATATCACTTCTAAAGATGAGAAGGTAAACTTTGAGATTAATGGCACTGAGTTGTTAATGAGAGACTTAAACATATTCTGCACCACTAAGACTAATTCTCGTGCTGTAATGGAGCAGCTTAAACAACTAGCTATTAACAATAATACCACTGGTGCTTCTATTTATGATCTAGGTAATGTTATTAAGTCTGAGTCTATTGCAGAACTTACTGGTGTTCTTAAGAATGCTGAACAAAAGGTACAGTCTCAGAAAGAGTCTGAAATGCAGCAGCAACAAGAAATGCAGAAGCAGATGATTGAGTCTCAAGAGAAGCAGAAAGCAATGGATCTTCAGTTTAGATCTGAACAAGCTGATATGGATAGACAAACACAGCTTACAGTGGCAGAGATTAGAGCAGCAGGTTATGGTGCCACTGTAGATATTAATCAAAACCAGGTTTCAGATTACCAAGATGCTTTAGAAGGTATTCGTCAGGAACAACGCTATCAAGATCAGATGAACTTGAAACGTGAATCTGAGATGACTAAGAAAGAACAGGGTAATCAGAAACTACAGATTGAGCGTGAATCATTACAAGCTAGAAAAGAAATAGCAGACAAACAGTTACAAGTTGCTAAAGAAAATAAAAATAAATATGACGTCTCTAAATCCTCTGGGAAAAAGACGAAATAGTTATAGCTCTATTATCCGCACCTTAGATAAAAATATTACAGGATAAGTAAATTTTTAAGATTTAAGTTGTATATTAATTATGTAGAGATACACAAAAAAACCAAACAAAATGACTGATACTCAAACCAATGTACAGACATCTGTACAACAAGTGGATCTTGATATTGACAGTTGGTTAGGAGCACCTGGTGCAGACAGCATCGTTACTCCTAGCACTGAAGATAAAAAAGACCAAAAACCCAACATCTTTAGTCAAGGAAAGTTTGATACAAGCTTTCTAGATGAAGAAGATAATAGTGATAAAGATGAAAATGCTGATGGAAAGCCAAAAGATCCTGATGCAGCTAAAAACTTTATTAATGACCTTGTGAATGTAGATGATAATGATGATCAGGATTCTGATCAGCCATCTAAATCTAAAGGTGGAAGACCTAAGACAGAAAAGTCTGGCTTAGTAGAGTTTCTTAAAAAACGAATAGAGTCAAAAGAGATGTTTGCTTTTGATGACTATGATGAGGGTAACCAGTCTCTTGAAGAGTACTTAGGTGGTCTTGGAGAGAAAGATGTTGAGGAGCTTTGGCAAGCCAACATTGACAACTTAAAACAAGAAGTTGCTGCTAAGACACCTCAAGAGTTTTTTGAGTCACTACCAGAAGAGTTGCAATATGCAGCTAAGTATGTGGCAGATGGAGGACAAGATTTAAAAGGTCTTTTCCAAGCTCTAGCACAAGTTGAGCAAGTTCGTCAGCTTGACCCTACTAAAGAGAACGATCAGGAAGGTATTGTAAGATCTTATTTACAAGCCACCGGATTTGGTAACGAAGAGGAGATTGATGAAGAACTAACTACTTGGAAAGATCTAGGAGTACTAGAGAAAAAAGCCAAGCAGTTTAAGCCAAAGTTGGATCAGATGCAAGAAGAGTTTGTACAATCTCAGATTGTTGAACAAGAAAGCAGAAAGATTCAGCAGGAACAAGCAGCAGACACTTATATGAAAAGTGTATTTGAAGCTCTTAGACCGGCAGAGATCAACGGACTTAAGTTGGATAAGAAAACTCAGGCTCAGTTATATAGTGGACTAGTTCAACCAAACTATCCTTCTATTAGTGGAAGACCAACTAACCAGTTAGGTCATCTTTTAGAGAAGTATCAGTTTGTAGAACCTAACTACCCATTGATTGCTGAAGCACTTTGGTTACTATCTAATCCTGAAGAATACCGTCAGACTCTTGTAAAACAAGGGAAGAACCAAGCGGTAGAACAAACAGTGAGACAATTGAAGACTGAACAAAGTCGTAAGAATGTTTCTACTTATCAGGAAGAAGATGAAACTAGATCTAGAAAGATTGCTAGACCTACAAACATATTTAAACGCTAATTTACTTAAACTATTTATTATTAACCCTTTAAATTTAAAAGCCTCATGGCAACTCCAGTTTTGAACAATGGTATATTTCTACGAGATACCAGCTACCAGACTAGCTCGCACGTAGACAGCTACCACCTTTCAAACTTGCTAAAGTCAGCTGAACCTACAGATTTAGGTCCAGTAGATTTATGGGCTATGGCACAAAAAGTAGAAATGCCTTTGTACCAAATGTCCAGCTTTGGCGGTAAGAACGTTATCTCAGTAGATAATGCACGTGGTGAGTACAAGTGGCAGATTCCAGTAACGCAGGATCTCCCATACATTACAGAAGATATTGAATCAGCAAATGCCACTAAAGGTATTGATGGTCAAGCTTTCAAGATTAAAATTAACAAGCGTTCTTTTGGTCATGGTGATATTATCACTTATGACAAGTACAATGGTGTGGAAATGTACATCACAGCTGACGATATTATCCCAGCAGGTGACGGTTTCATCTACACTGTTCAGTTGGTAAACAACGACAATGCTAAGTATTTGGATAACAAATATCTTAAAGTTGGTACTAAGGTGTTCCGTAAAGGATCTGCTCGTGGTGAATACGGTGAGCGTTTCTCTGATATCGGTAACATCAATGCAGGTTTCCGTGAATTTTACAACTACGTAGGTGGTGCTGAAGCTCACGTTCATTATTCTGTAAGCTCTAGAGCTGACTTGATGATGAAAGGTGGAATGAAAGCTGACGGAACTGTTCCAGTTATTGAAATGTGGAGAAACTTCGACAAGAACGTTGATCCTTCAGTTTCAAGTTTGGAAACAATGGCTTCTAAAATGGGTAAAGACTATGTAAAGAAAGCTTACGAATCAGGACAGCTTACTCGTACATTCTTAACTGCAATGGAAGCAGCTCACTTGAGCAAAATTGCTAATGACATTGAGACCTACTTAATGTGGGGTCAAGGTGGTAAGGTTAAGCAAGATGGTCCAGATGACATCAGATTATCTGTAGGTCTTTGGAAGCAGTTGGATAACTCTTACAAGCGTATTTATAACAAAGGTTCTTTCAACTTAGATTTGTTTAAGTCTGAGATCTTCAACTTCTTTAATGGTAAAGTTGAGTTTCAAGGTCCAGATCCTAAGCGTGAATTAGTTGTACAAACTGGCCTTGGTGGTATGAAGCTTGTAAACGAAGCTATTAAGCGTGAGGCTATCAACTCTGGCTTAGTGATTAATGCATCTGAAGTAGGAGCAATCACTGGAAAAGGTATGGATCTAAACTTTGGTTTTGCATACACTCAATACGTTATTCCTTTCTTGGCTAACGTTAAGTTTGTATTGAACCCAGCGTTTGATAACGTTCATACTAACGACATTGAGAACCCTATTATTGATGGTTTCCCATTAAGTTCTTATAATTTCATTATCTTTGATATCACACAGAATACTAACGACAACATCTTCTTGTTGAAGTTATCTTGGGATAATCAATTGAAGTGGTTCTACCAAAACGGTACAATGGACTACATGGGACGTACCCAAGGCTTCCAGTCTTCTGGACAGTTCAACGGTTACCGTGTATTCATGACACAGACAATGCCAGCTATCTGGGTTAAAGACCCAACCAAGGTGTTGAAAATTGTTATGAGAAATCCAGTTACTGGAGGATCATTCTAAAAAATAGTATCTAAGGCAGGGGTGTAAAGTCCCCTGCCAAACGATACATCAGTGCCGCCCTGTAGATAGTATCTCCAGGCTTCCTATTGTATGCGTACCATGGTGATCACATGAGGAGCTCGCAACTCTTAATAGGTTCTAAATATAAAAGGTTACATTTGTAACCAGTTATAAATAAAAACCAAACAAACCAAACATGAGCGGAGTAACAATCGTGGAGAAGTATCCACAAAACAAAAAGTCCACTATTGCCATTAGACCTTTCTTTGATCCAATGGTAGATAATATGGGACTACAGAAGTATGGATTAAGTCTTTTTGACGGAGCGTTCCACGAAGAACAATTAGCTTGTCTAGAGATTAACGGCATCAAAAGATACGTAACTGGCTTAAATGAGTTTTCTCCAGATGTAAAAGATTTACCAGCTGAAGAACAAGAAGCTAAGATTAAGCAGATACGTGTAGTTGTTGCTCAGTTAGAAAGAGAATTAGCTGCTAATGTAGTTGATGCAACTGACGAAGAGTTTTGGAATAAGATCAAACTCATGAAACCTGATAACTCAGTGTTTTGGGATAAGATCAAAATTAGATGTGGTAATGAACCAAGTTTTCTAGAGCCTGATAAAGACCCTTATGATCTAATTAGATTATATGCAATTGAAGCAGGTGGGTTTTGTATAGTGGCTAAAAGTTTAGAAGAAGCTCGCAGAATGCCAGTTCCTCCTAAGTTTTATCTTGATAAACTTGAAGAAACAGCATCAGTACAAACAGAAGTTAAGAAGCTTCGTAATAAAGCTCTTTCTGAACTTCAGAAGTTATTTGACAAGAATCAGAATAAACTATTATATGTAGCCAAGGTGTTAGATCCTAATAGTGCTCAGTATAAAAAGTCTACTCCTAATGACATCATCTATGATAACATGGATAAGTATGTAAACGGAGAGTTAGTTGAAAAAGACAAACGTAAGACTGCTCAAAGATTCTTAGATATATCTACTCTTGATATGGAAACATTAAAGATTAGAGCTATTGTAAAAGACTGTACATATTACAAGTTTATTGCAACTAAGGCTGATGGCTTTATTTATCATATGGAAACTACTACTATGTTAGGACGTACTCCATCTGATTGTGTAGAATACCTTAAGAATCCTTTGAATGAGGAGATTTTGGTAAACTTGACTAAGAAAGTAGAAAAATACTGGAATCAGTAAAATAGTATATGAATAACAACTTACTACAAATAAAAATCAAGCAAAGGCTTAATAAGCTTAGCTCCTTTGATTATGACAACATAGAGTGTTGGATGATACAAGAAGCTTTTAATAAGGCTCAGCTTGAATGGACACGTAGAAGGTTACATGGATTGAATGCTTTAAAAGAGTCTTCAGAACAAAGTGTAACAGTTGTTGATGATCTACAGATCTTACTTAATGAAGTTGATCTGACTGGTTATGAAAGATTAAAGTTCTTTGAGAGTGAATTAATTCCAGCTAACTATTTACACTTTGTAAGAGTTGGAGCTAATATACAGAATGATTGCTGTCCTAAAAGACCTTTAAGTACAATATACCAAGCTGAAGAAGCTAACGTAGATATACTATTAGCAGATAGTTTTAAACAACCTTCTTTTGAATGGGCAGAAACATTCTGCACAATCTTAGGAGATAAGATTAGAATCTATACAAATGGTAAATTTACGGTACTTGACGCTAAGTTAGTATATTATAGAAAGCCTAGAGAAATTCAGTTTATTGGATGTAGCAATATATCAACTGGACAAACGTTTACAGTAAATGTAGAGTGTGAGTTAAAAGATGATATTTGTGAAATTATAGTTGATGACGCAGCTGCTATTTTAGCAGGAGATATAGAGTCAATGAACCAGTATCAGAGAGAAGTACAAAACGCACAAAGAAATAGTTAATGATGCAGAAACTACAAAGACCTGGTCCAATGGGACCATGTATGGAAACAGCAGCAATGTTGGCACATGCTCAAGCTCTTACAACAAGTATGCATCAGTTACATCTTAAGATAACTGGACCTGGATCTTTTTCAGCACATAAGGCTCTTAATGAGTTTTACGATGGAATGCCAGATTTAGTAGATGCTGTAGCTGAACAATACCAAGGAGCTCGTGAGAAGCTTCTAGACTTCCCGGCAGTGAGTCCATATAAATGTGGATCTGTACAGGAAGCAATATCTCACATGAAAGAACTATATACAGAAGTTGTTGAGTTACAAAAGATTATGCCTTTCTCTGAAGTAGTAAACCAACTAGATGAAGTGAAAAGTTTAATTTCTTCAACTAAGTATAAGTTAATGTTTTTAAGTTAAATTTGTTTTTTATTTATTTATTTATAACCCTTTAAATTAAAGTCCCATGTATTTTCCTAATGCATTCCGCAAGTCATTCTTGCCTGCTAGCACAACGCTTGCTAGCTCTGGTGGAACTGATGCTTTAACTGCTGGACAGATTGGTTTCTTCGATGCCAAGTCTTACCAAGTAGTTTCTGCACAAGCTGCCCCTTTTATTTTGGCTCAAGGTAGTTACTTTGCTGCTGACAAAATTGGCCCCGTACACGGTGGTTACAAAGAGTCAGTTAAGTCTAAAGTGATTAACCCTAAGTACATCAGCCGTCTTATCAAAGTGACATCTGATGCTGCTCAGAACCAAATCGTATCTGTAGATCCTTCTGCAGCTACAATTTACAGTGATAACACTTACCGTCTACGTCTAGATGTTAAAGGTTCACCTGCTTTACGTTTTGTAAGCCGTAATCTTTATGACACTTTGGATGGATTCAGTGGTTGTGACACTGTAGCTGGTACTACTAACACAGTAGACCAAAATGTTGTCTTACTTAAGTGGAAAGATCAGATTAACGAGTCTCTTTTGTTGAAAGAGTTTGTAGTGGCTAAAGTATGGAATATGACTACAGCTTCTGTAGCTATTAATCCTACTGCTGCTTCTGCAACTATTGCTG